CTTCTAGCTTAATTTTTAAATCGCCAGATGGTAATTTAAAAGTTTCGCCTGCTTTAATCTTCATAGGATTACCGCCACCGTTAACTTTAGGAGCTTCGGCGCCTTTGCTGTGAATATCGTTGCCTGTACCAGTAACGTCTGATACGCTACCATACATTTCGTCTGGTTCGTTAGCAAATTCGTCCATTTCACGATCAGGTTCGTCTTGATCGTCGGCACCCATGTCAGGCTGGTCATCACCGCCTAGTGCTTTCATAATAATGGGCATTTCCATATTATCATCATTATGATCGTGGCCCATATTACCCATCGGCATTTCGTCACCTGCACCACCTGCGTCATCGATGTTGCGTAAAATGCCCATTAAATCACGGATGCCGCCGGCGCCGCTGCCATTCATGCTAACATTCATAGATACAGAGTCTCCTTGTTTTGGAGGCTCGTTTCTCATGCCCATCATACCGCCTGGCATGTTCGACATTCCCGGCATACCACATTCGCCGAAGTCGTCTTCTTTGACTTTATATGTGTTGCCGTCTACTTCAAACTCAGATTGTCCTGCATCTTTAGCAGCATCTAATGCTCCACTAAATGCGTTGCCTTCGTTTGGCTCTTCTGTCATAGGCTGGTCTAAGTCGACCATGCGTTGCATTAATTCTTGAAAGTTCATATTATTTTCCTTTTACAGAACCAAACAACGATTTAGCTGGTCCCGGTTTTGCTAATTCTTCTTTCTTACCTTTAGGTGTTGATTTAGCTAATAGCTGATCATTTACGCCTTTATACTGCGTTAGTTGTGTTTCTTTACTTGCTTTAGCAATATCTTTTAAAAATGCACTCATGTACTTTTCACCAACTAGATTTTGATTATTCGATTTTTCGTAATCTTGAGCTAGTAATGCTTTTCCGTCTTTAGGAACTTCAACATGTTCTAATTCAAAGTTAGCTTCTTCGAGTGGAGTACGTACACGAATTGAATCTCTATTAACTCCAGTGCAATTTGCAATTAATTCAGCTAATACTGCGCTAGTTGCTGGATAATCTAATTCAACTTCAAACACTGTCATTGCTGCATTTTTGACATTGGGAAATTCTAATAGATTAGCTTGAATTGGAGTACTCTTGCCTTTAGTGAACTTAGTTACTTGAAATTTCTGTAATGCGGTTTCCATAACGTCCTCACAATGCTCGGGTAAATCCCCCGCAACTTTGATCTTGAATGCGTATTTCTTTTCTTCTGTACTTTCTTTTAGATATTCTGTAAATGATTTCATTGTATAATCCCGATGTATTATTTATTCATATTTTTAATCTTTTCTAACAAACTATTGCGATCTGTAATAATATAACCGTTACCTGGGATATCAATGCTGTCGTCTTGTCCTGCTTTTTGATCTATTTGCTGTTTTTTAAGCTGTAGTTCTATCATCTTAAGTTTTTTATCAATTTTAGCCGATTTTGCATCTATAGCATTTTTAAGCATTGTACCTGCAACTTCAAAGATTCGCCCGGAATACCTTGCTTCAACATTCATACCTAAATCCATTAGATCATCATAGGCATCTGTTGCTCGCTGTGCTAGTGCATCAAACTCTTGATCGCTTGCATCGCCTAGGCCTTTAACTTGGGGCAATGCCGCTGATATTTTATCAAACTCTGACAGGTCTCGCAATAGCGGCTGCGTTGGGGTTGAAACAGATTCAGGTTTTTCTGATTCTTTAACCAGTTTTTTATTTTCTGGTAAATTGAGCAATTCTTCAAGTTTCTTCATATTATTACTTATCTATTTCGACCGTTGACAAATAAGTCTTTTTCACTGATAATTCTAAATTTTATGCCTTGTGCTTTACACCATGCTTGAGCAGCCCGCCATTTAGCTATATTACGTAGGTACTGTATTTGATTATTCTTGTTCTTTCCAACTTTTTCTCTAATAGTCTGATTTTCTGGTTTTACTTCAATTAGTTCAACAAACATCTTTCCAGTCTTATCTACATACTGTATAAAAAAATCAGGTATGTATATAGTTTGCTTGCCGGTAATTGGACAGCGGTAAGGAATACTAATTGCTTCGCTTGCCCATTTACTTACACTAGGGTGTGTATCACAAAATCGCATGAATGTAAACTCCCAAGAACTTCTGTATGTAGGAGTTCGATTTCCTACATATTTTTCTGGGTTAGTTATTGCAAATTTACCTTGTGCAAACCGACTCATGGCCTAATGTTGCGACTTTCAGTAGTTTCTTCTACTGTTAAGATTTTATAACCTAACGTGCTAGTTCGACCTCTGTAGGCGTTCAACACTTCTGTGACTACAGAACTAAGTTGCGCATCATTGACGGTTTTTAATGTATCTAATAATTGAAATACATTAACGTTATCTAATCTTGCTTGATTTAACAATACAATGCCTGTACTCCTTGCACTTTCTATATCAAATCCTCTTTTTAAAAAGAATCCAACAACGGCATCTATTTGATTTGATGGAAATGTTACTTGGTGACGGAAGTACTTGTCAAAAAAACTTTTAACTTCTTCACCACTATCTGTAATTTCTTGAGTAGGTAAACTAGTAGACATTACGGTTCTCCTCCTAAATTACTTATTGTAGCTTGAGTCGATGCTGTGGGATTATTGACCGGAAAACTAATATTTTGTATGCCGCTAAGACCAATAGATGATATCGACTGTAGCCCTCTAATTGCAATATTAGTTAGTTCGGATCGTACTCCGACGGAGGATAACGATTTAGCGTTCTGATAAGTGTTAACGGCAGTAATTGCCGTTGATATGAAATTTGCAGGGCTATTAAATGCACCACCACTGCCTAACGAGCCAAATACCGCTTCGGCTCCGGCTAGTACACCGCCTTGACCAAATAGTGTCCGTGTGCCGCCACCTAATAACGATAGCGGACTAGGTGTGTTGTCGTAATGCTCTTGTGCAAATCCGGGCGGATTGCCTTGCGATACAAATCCGGTATTGTATGCCACAGATTCGTAGGCTAATTGCATTGACTGTTCGCCAGGTGTGCTTGAAGAAGAATCAAGGCTATCGTGATTCCATGATGTTATAGTTGGGTTAACTAATCGATAGCTGTACCACGCTTTCTTTGCTAGTTGAAATATTGTTATATCATTAAAGAATGGTATAGCACTGTTGTTATCTAGACCGTATCTGCCACGTATGAAACTAGATGATTTCATAGCTGTTCTATTATACGCTCCCGGAATATTAGCAGCTGTAGTATCCCCGAAGTAATACCCGTAATAGTTTTGCCATAGCTGACCAACTACACCTAGGTTGTCGTCGTGAAATCTAATTGTGATAGGCGTATAATCTAATTTAACCTGTACTACTTTTTTTCTATTATACTGATTAAGTGTTTCTGTTTGAATTGTAAATTTAGGTAGCTCTGCTGCCTTGACCAACATGTTAATTTCGTTCTGATGTTGGAATTTAAAATTTAAACTTTTAAGAGCGTTAGTGTTGATATTAAAAAATACGTGATATAAAAATTTAGTTTTTGGGGCTAATCTTAAATCACTATCAACAAATAACCTAGAAGCGTGTTGAAAATCCCCAACGTTGCCGCGGGGGTTTAGTACGCCGTTAATAAAATATCCAAGAGCTTTACTAGTCATACTGTTATTTATCGGTTAGAATAAACTGGGTAGTTAATGTTAAGTCACAAAAAAAGGCTGTTGCCAGCCTTTTTTGTTATTTGCCTGCGCCAGTTGCCAATGTGTTTATTGTACGACCGATTGCAGTTCCTACGCCAGTTCCTTGCGGACTTTGTTGTGCGTTATCATACTTAATACTCATACCAATTGTAACCGCTTCGTTAGCACTATAAGATAAATTCTGATAGTTAACGTTTTCTAAGTAACAACCATATAATTCCCAAGTCTCTAATACAGTTGGTGTATTTGCACCGTTACCGCCGTCTAAAATTTCAATTCTTGTTAAGAATTTGTAGTCAATACCACTTGCTGCAGAACTCATTTCAAAGAAGTCGAACTGCTTCTGTAGCTGTTCGCCTACTAGTTTTGCAACAGCGCCTGTAACGTCATCACGAACGTTAAGAGCTACAGGGCTCCATGTGTGTTTGCCTGCCATGAATACACGTGAATTATAAGTGTCAAGTGTAATTGCATCAAACGCAACTGTCGGTCTTGCGATATCAACAACCATTTTAGTTAATTCGGTTGTTGGAGTGCTTACGCCAAAGTTTTCTAACATCACTCTAAAGCGATATTTTAGCTTCGGCATCAACATACCTTGTGTGCTAGAAGACTGATCGCTAGCTAAAGGTACTGTAAATTTTGATAGTGTTGAAATTGCCATTTTGTGTTATTCCTTTAAATTAACCTAAACCTTTAATTTCGCCAGTGTTCTTAAGTCTTAGCGGAATGTAAATAAATTCTACCGCTTTAACAGGTTCAATAGCAATGTCGATGTACAACTCGTTACGATCGATTCTTGACGGTGTGTTGTTACTTTCGTCACACACTACAAGGTAGTCATAAAGAGCACGTTGACCAACTAGTTCTAGTAATAGGCTTTCTACAGCACCTTTAATTTCATCACGAGTAATTTTATCGTTTGGCTCAAAGATGTAAGGTTTAGCAAGAGCATTTAACTGTCTACGCATATACACTACTAAACGTGCTACGTTAATACGATCCAATGCGCTTGCAGCACGGGCTCTTGTGTATTGACCGTAGTTAACTAGACCAGTGCCTGTGATAAACGTGATTGGATTAACTTTAATGCTAGCCATAGTATCACGTTGTCCAACATTTAATGCAACTGAGTTAAATTCGCCTTCTGCATCTACGTATCCAACTGCTGTTGCGTTAGTAATACCACCACGACGTACACCAGCTGGTGCAAACCATGGGTAAGCAACTTGATCGTTTAGAGCAATAGTACGCATGATCATGTGGCTTGGAGGAACAACTACGTTATTACCAAAGTTGTCACTTGTGAATCCCCATGGGTAGAAGAAACCAATGTATTCGTCACTAGACACAAGACCTAAGTCGTTGTCTTCTAGTGCTAGTTGTTGGTTAGTACCCCAGTTTAACAATGCTGTTGCATTGCTTTCTAAACGTGCAGGAGTATCTGCTACAACAAATGCTGTCAATCCACGATCGTAGTTTAAGCTGATTAGCTCGCCTACTAGCTCAGGATATCCTGGGCAAGCAATTAAGTTAAACACTCTAGCTTCTTCGTCACGAATCTGTTGATTACTGTTAACTGTAGCTTGAAGTGCTTGTACTACAACTTTACGCTGTGCCTTACGGCCAAATGTACCAGATCCGTCATCTTGGTTGCCGCTGATTGTTACCCAACGATGCGGATAATAATCTGCCATAGATTCGTCGTTGTTACGTGTATTGTCGCTTTCTAGATCAATATAGTTAAGTTTAAATTGCTTAACATTAAATCCTGAACGGCGAAGATTCCATAACAGCATACCTTTTGGATACAATGCTGCGTCAGGTGCGTCGAAGTCTAAGAAATCACTAGATAATAATTCTTCAATAGTAGATTCTGTAAATGATGCACCAATACCTGCATCTGTCCAACGTGCATCAGCAAACAAGCAACCATCTTCTGTGCTTTGATCGGATGTATCAACTAGGAACCATCTTAATAGATCTTTGTTGTACTTGTAAATTGTTGGGAAGTTTTCCAAATCACCAGTATCAATCCATAAGTCGCCAGTTTGTAGGGCGCCACCGTCTGGATTTAATTCAGGCTTAGTTGCACCAACAATTGGACCCATGGACCATGGTGCAGTACCATCCCATGGATAGTTC